GACTTATCGTATGGTGTGGGTTCACCACAACCTGTGCAATATTCGACTTCCATTTTTGTATCTCAAAAACGCAAATATATAAATATCCGTGTTAACCGGACAATAAAAAAAGAATTAAGGTGATTAAAAAGATCACCAAAAAATTAAATAGAAAACAAAATAGAATGAACATATTAAAACGGTCCATTCCATTTGCATCCAATGACCGAATGGTTTTCCTTTGACCAAAAAACCCTCCTTTCAGGGATATCAATCCCACAAGTCGTTGCTCCAATTCTTCTTGATATGGATTTTTTTCTTCAATTTCTTTTCTCCTCATAATGTATAAACGGCCAATACTTGACCAAAAATTAAGCCAGCACATATTGCCGCCAAAAAGATAAACCATTTTCCTGTATTATCCATTGTGGGTTCCTTGTGTATAAAATTCTCACAAGATACTTTCCCATACTCTATATTTGCTCATAAACAGTAAAATATACCATCGTATCCTTGTGAATCATAATCGACACACCAGTTACGTGGTTTAGTGAATAGTACTGTACTTATTATTGCTATGTTTACTGACTTCTCCCATAACCATGCTTCTGTCAACCATGGCAGAAACCATACAATACCTTCCAACACTCCCATTATATCTCTCTATATTTATTTTAAAATAAAACACCACTTTCTATCATACCAAAACCAAAGAATACTAAGGCTAAAGGTAGTGCATTAGCAACAGCAGCAGCTGCTAACATCCAAGGATATGGTGAGTCTTTGTTTTCTGTCAAAAATCCGAAAGCGGCTTCTTTCACAACAAATAAATGATCCATCGTTGCGTCAAAATAACCTACTGTTTCTACTGCATTTTCTAACATATTAACTCCAACAAATTTCTTCACCTGTTACCCAAACTCGGCGATGTCCAGAAAGTTCAACACAAAAAAATTCTTCACCCGATAATTCTTCTGAGGCTATTATTTCACCTTCTACACTACCTAATTCAACAACAACTTTGTCACCGACTAACCAACTATTTTCTTCCATTACATTTCTCATTAAGGTTATAATCTCTCATTTACAGGTACTATTATACAGTAAAGTAGTAGGAAAGTCAAGTGTTTATTAGTTTAAATAATCAACTTCTTCTAATTCTTCTTCAATTATCTTTTTTGCGTGTTTTTGTGCTGCTTTTCTTGCGTGTTCCATTGCAATATGTATTAATTTATTTTCATTATAAGGTCTGTCTTGTTGAATTCTCATTGCCAAGTAGACTGCCTCTTCTGGATCGTCTAACCATTCATGTTTCCAATATCCACTTACAAAATGTTGATCTTTAGTTTGGTAGGAAGGTTCACCAGTATCATTAGTGTACCATAGATGTAGTACTCCAATGAATTCATCATCTTCTTTTGATTCAAAGCTTTGTATAATATGATTTACACCTATAGATGGTAGGAAGGGAAATTCCGGAGACTTATAAAGTTTATACCGAAATTGGATATTCATTGCATGTCGAATTTCTTCTTTTATTTTTGGATCCATATTACCATTGCCAAGAACCACTCCATTTCATATTTGGTTCTCTATCAAGTAGTAGATAATCAACTTTTGTGGGCTCCATTTGAGCTAATGATTGTACAACTTCAACATGAGAAAAATCTGCACAAGAATAAACATCACATTGTACTAGTGCTGGTCTTTCTTCATCCCAAATGTGTATTGCTATATGTGATGTTTCTATCATCACCATTCCAGTTACACCACGATTACCTTCTTTGGTCACATAAGATGAATATGGACCTCCCAAGATATTCATGTCTATTTTTTTCACCAAATCGCGTAGCCATTTTTTAGTTTCGGGTGGAGTAATTAATGGTTCGTTCACTTCTGCTCTCATAATCATGTGCTTGTGAACTACGTTTGGCATTTATGCTAACTCCTCGATTGTTATTTTTAAAGGATACTGATTTTCTTTTGCCGACTCAGCTGTTTCAAATGCTTTTTGTTCTGCTATTTCAAAACGATATATCCCAGCTACACCCATTCCTTCATTGTGTACACTTAACATAATTCTTTCAGCTCTTTCAAATGGGTGATTAAAAATTTCTTGTAGGATATACACCACAAATTCCATCGGTGTATAATCATCGTTGTGCAAGACTACAGCGTATTTACTAGGTTTTTTCGGACCCCTAACTCTTTTAAGTCCACGTCCTGTAGCACCTTTTCGGGGTTTTTCAGTTAATACATTATCATCATTAGGCGTCTGGTCCGCCACATCCATGTGTTTCATATTTCACTTGTTTCCATAATGTATTTTCTTCATCATATTTCATTCGTATTAAGTTACCATGGCCATCGCAATGATGTGAATAAAGTCCTTCCTTTAGTTCAAAAAATCCTGCGTGTACTAAACCTTGTAATTTTTCTCTAGGTAAAAAGGTTGAAGCTTTTACCCATCTAGGAGGCCATTCTCCTTCTAATTGAACTTTGTTCCATTCTTCGGGAGGTACAGCACAAGAAGTCATTAAGACAAATATGGTAAAACATAGTATTATTTGAATTAAATTAAGACAAACTAAATTTAAAATTATTACTTCTTGTCTCTTATCTGAACTAAACATCCTTTATATCCATCTTTTGTAGTATACGTGAGAGTAGTACATAATTGAACAATTTTTCCTTCTATCATAACTTCTGTAACTCTTTCAAATTGTTCTTTTTTTCTTTTACTTCCCCTGCCCACGATAACGTTTCCAATTCCTTTTCTTATGCTTGTTTTTAGGTCTAGAACAACTTGCTAATCCTATACTAGTTCTTTTCTTTGAAGTATTCTTTTTCCTATATTCAACAGCTGACCATCCTCTAGCTTTCTTCGCCATTATGTTTAAACCCCTCTTTCATTTTAATGTCAGTTTTATATCCACAATGTGGACAAGTCATTGATTGATTTTTTCCGTCTATTTTTTTCTCTATAATTCCTGCGTAACTCCACCAGTTCTTACATTCTCCACAAATAAAATGGAACAATGTCTCCCATGTGTATTCATGTTTCCATCCCATTTATTTTCTCCAATCATGGGTTAATTTAAAATATGTGGGGTTTCTTCTAATACGGGACCGTAAAGATCACTCCAAATTGTTGAAAAAACAGATTCCACATCATCTCTCTCGATTATCAAGAAATCACCGTAAGTGTCTATGATTAAGTAGTTTCCGCCTTCTTTAAATTTGCGAATAAGATATTCATTTGACACGGCAAGGTAATCTGTCAAGTCAATGAGTTCTTGATGCTTTTTTATATTCATATTATAAGAATATTATGGATTCCAAACAGCTCCACCTGATCCACTACTCAAAGAATACCATTTAGAATCTGTCCAAATTAAAGTATGACCTTCTCCAACAGAATCAAAAACAATACTTGTTCCAACAAGATTTGAACCAGCAAGTGTTCCAGCAGAACCGGTGCCACCTTTCCTCACAATATACTTTATTTGACCTTCTACTAATCCATCAGCGATTGTCAATGCATTATTTGAATTAGTAACTAACAATGTAATTGATGTTGTTGCATTTATTTCACCGGCTCCAGTAAGAGTCTGTGGTGTATCTGCATGTCCAACGTATGTCGGAATTTTATTAAATATATTTGCAACAGTAATTTTTTTGTTTGTCGGCGCACTAGATGGTGTATCTACTACAAGTAATAAATCATCAATAGTTGTTTCTGAAGCTGCTGTTAAATTTGGAATAATCTTATCTGCCATAATAATCCTTTCTATTATCTATTATTTAGTGGGCTTGACTACCCAAAAAGGCTTCAATTTATTTCTTTTATCACGTTCAACGATTAATTTTCTCGCTTCTTTGTTACGTTCATTCCATTCTTTTGCACGTTTTAGAATAGCATCTTTATTCTGTTTGTAATATTCTTTCAAATACTCTTTTCGTTTGTCGTCATTCTTCCATTTCTCGGCAAGACGGTCTTTGTTCTTCTCGTAATATTTCCGATTGGCAATTCTTTTTCTTTCTTTATCGGTCATATTAAACCTTCAGCTCCTGCTTTTGCTATGAAATAAGAATCCACTATATCACTAATGGGATTAATTACTTTTTTTGCTTTGGGAGTTAATTGTTCTTTGAGGTCTGTAGGTGTCAATAGTTCATCAACAAAGGCTTCATACATTACTTCTTTATTTGCATTACCTTTACCTGTTGCAAACTTTTTAATAACAGTAGGTGGATATGTTTTAAATGTGATCTTACTTTTCCACATTTTATTTTTTAATAATCCTGTATTTTCTGCTATTGAACGAACACCCGCTTGTGCTGAAGTAGCAAAAGCATACCCCTCTAGAAACACTTCCTCACAACCTTGGACAAGATTATATGCCCAAGTTGCGAGTTTTTCATGTCGTTCTTCTTCAGATTGCCATTCAGGATAAGGTTCAGCCTTTATATTGTTTATCCCACACCTGGAGGCAAGTTGTCGTTGTTTTTCAGTATTAGATAGATAATGAAACACACACCTATCAAAGTCAAAATGTCCACCATTTTCATCCTTATATACACATATTGCTGGAGAAGTTAATGAATAATCAATCCCAGCTATTTTCTTCTTCATTTGTTTCTCCTGTTTCACTATCCACTTCAAGGTAGTGGCCACAAAAAGAACACACTTCTAATCCTTCTGTATCACTTGTAAAAATCTCATATTTTTTATCACATCCATCACATAGTATGTCTATGGTAGCATCTCCATCTTCCCAAACTATATCTACTGGCATATCTCCATTGCCTCCCTAATTAGCTATATCTTGTCTATACAATTTTTCAGTTGGAACAGTAAATGTTTTTAGTGTAATGTCTCCAACTGTCATATAACGTTTATTCCTAATAATATTAACAGTAATTTTTTCACCAATTTTATATCTTATTAATTGATCCGCGAATTCAACATCAGTATTAATGAATACATCATTGATACCTATAATAGTGTCCCACGGTTTTAATCCTTTAGGTATTGGATTAGTGGGTTCATTGTCATCGCTTATTAATAAACCGTAACTATTCGGAATTGTGGTATTTATATTAGGATGCCTTTTTAAAATTTCTTTTTGTTGACTTTTTTTACCTGTCAACGAAATAACCCTGACACCTAGTGCTGGTCGATCAGTTTTACCTAACGATAACATTTCGGTAAGTGATTTTTTTGCAATATCGGCTCTAATTCCTAGTCCGACTCCTGCATTTGTAGTTGATCTTGAAACCATTAATGCGGCAACTGCTACGATTTCACCCTTTTCATTAATTATAGGACCGCCTGAGTTTCCTTTATTAATTGCGGCATCTACTTGGATAGATTTGATGTAGGGGTGTCTTGCATATCGTTCATTATTAGAAACAATACCTTTTGATAAACTCCATACCATTCCTAGAGGATG